GGGTAATCTACCGAACCATAACCCGTGACGTGGTGAAATATGTCCAGGATCCAAATCGTACCGTTTGTGATTTTGACGATGAGTCTATCCGGCTGCGCCAACGTGCCATCGACGCTGCCAACTCCATCAGCGGATTTGATGCGGGAGCCATGCAAGGCAAGTGATGCTGGTGCTGACAGCGATGCTGATCTGCAAGCTGACATCGAGACGGCAGAGTGCTTACGACAGCTGCGCCTCGATAAGTACCGCTGGCAGGCATGGTATAAAGCTGTGAAGTGAATACCGGGCAAAGCTGATCTGCTGGTGGCCTTACTTGCTTTGAAAAAATATCCCTTCCGAAATGAAATCCTGCAGTTCGAAAGGGAGACCAAAGGGGTCATCATTACAAGGAGGATATCAATGTAGTGCATGACTCAACAAAAATCCGAAGTATTAAAATAATAACGTAAATTACGCTTTTTTCTGAGTAGGCTAATACCTGCCGAATATTTATTAGCCCGACTAAGCAAAAAGTTTTATACAACTCACATTAAAAATTCCGCCATCAACTACATTCAAAGGGCACAAGTGATTCGACATCTTTGCCATTTAAGCCAATCCCCCTAAGCGGTGGGGCAACCAGTAAATGCTGGACGAATGCGAATTTGCTTGCTGGAGTAAGTTCACCGGGAGGCACCCGGGGTTTGAGCGGAAGACTGAAGGAACAGGCATAACATCGAAATTTGTGCAAAAGCTATCTACATTGCTGCATGACCCTGACCAGCTCTATCCGATCTGGTCTTTTTTTTCAAAAAAAAGCCCCCTGGAGAGAGGGCAACATATGCTATGAACGGATGTTTCTGAGTGTACTCATGCGGGTAATGAGTTAGTTTCATGGGATTCCCTGGTGTAGGTAGGAGCCTCGCAGGGAATACTAAATATGGTTTATGGCTCTGATTAAACAAGCGTAAGCGGTAATACTAGGATGATTCTTAATATATTCAATAGTTAACGCACTGGATGCGGGGTTATATGCATTAATGGAGTCTTATCCCTGAGACTCTGACACAGCTTCTCCTCTGGACTTAAGGCATAGAGAATTCCAGCCTCATAATGGCGAGGCTTGTTACTAACTGAGGAATGAGCATGACAGTGGTTCTTACCGCAAAACAGATTGAAGACCTGGCAGCCTTCGCCAAAGAAGACGGCCAGGCACAATACACCATCACCACTGTGACAATCCCTGAGTTCGAAGCGGATGATGGCGAGATTACCCCTGAATACACCGGACTGATTGCTTACTCCGATTCACTTGAGCATGGTGTGCTGCAACTCGACGACTAAGTAACCATTACAAAGCTCATCTACTGGTGGGCTTGATAATGATTATGAGAGTTCAGTAACAAAAAAACCGGAAGATGAGACATCATCACCCCCGGTAACCTGACACATATTGTTGTATTTATTTCCTTAAGAAATCATGACTTATTAAGTACATATGGACAAGGAAACAAAACATTAAATTAACTTAAGTGAAACATTTCATGTTCGCTGACGTTGCTGGACGAAACGTTCTCTGTATCCGATCCGGAATAATCAGCGATCAAACAGCATTGAGAGCATTACAGGAATATATCAGCAAGCAGTGCCTGCAGTGATTTGACAGCGCATTCGTAAACATATGGCAGACGAATAACCTACAAAAAAAGGTAGGGTTAAACTATTGTCATTACACCATAAGCTGCATTCTTTTATAGTTTGTCCAAGAACGAACTTTAACTAAACCCCTCTGGAATGTACTCATGGATAGCTTAACTGGCTTTGTAGTGTTTCTGATTGTTTGTCTTGTATTTGGATACCTGTGTCATGTATTTGCCAACCGAAAAATTAACAAAGCTAAGGCTGTGATTGAATCCCGTGAGGCAAGAGGGAAACCCCTTCCAGAAGATGTTGTAAAGTACATGCTAGGAAGAGCAGGTTTCATTGCTGTGACATGTTCTACTATCAGCTTCATTTCGCTCATCATCGCCCTTAGTTGCCTTGCCTTCTGGTTTTTCCCGTGAAAGGGGAATGGTAAGTGCTTGCCCTTATTTAAATTAAGAGTCGCCTGAGCGCGGCTTTTTTATTGTAAATAGAACCTCATCCCTGGGGCTCTGACACAGTCTCTTCTCTGGACTTAAAGCATAGGAAATTCACACGACATCGAATTGCGAGGATTCGATAAAGGCTTGTGCAACCTCCTAATGACGAGAGTCATATCTTTTGGTAATCTCAGCCTTAAGTTGGATAGCCACATCGCGAAAATTGATTAACGAGTTCGTTAATTAAAATATTGATTGTATTGAATTATTTTGTTTTCTAACTTGGAAAAAGTTATCTAGCAAGAGGAATGCATTATGAAATGGTTTACGCTGGAAGAACGCAAACCCCCTTACGGTAAGATGATCATTGTGCATACCGATAAGGGAGTTGGAGTTGGTAAGTTTGGCCCCTACGATGAACTCATTGACGTTATTATTGATGGTAATACGCAATACAGTAGGCATGAGCTAATTAAGTGGATGCCACTACCTGAAACAATTTAAAACTGACCGCCTCCGGGCGGTTTTTTGTTGCTATTACCATAGGCAGACTCATCGTAATGGCTATAGCGGATAAAACGTAAATATAACCTGTAGTGGTTAAAATGAGGTATGAAGCTCTACAGTTTGATATCCTCCCAATCAATTCAATGAAAACGATATTCATTCTCGTTTGGGTGGGTCCTTCCGGAAGGGAGGCTTGCCACGAGGCGGCGGGCACGCGGAAAACGGCTAGTTTTCGTGATCCAGGGTCATCATCATCATGTGCATAACTGTATGATTTTTATCAGTGCCGTTTTGCAATGATGTCGAATCGTTCAAAAAGTGTTCACCATCATGGACCAGGAACTCTCCACCCTGAAGCTGAACATCAATCAACTGGCAGGGATCACCGGCGTTCACCGCCAGACCGTTGCCGCCAGGCTTAAGCAACTCGAGCCTGCGCTGGGCAGCAACAACAAACTCAAGCTCTATCTCATTACTGATGTGCTCACAGAGCTGATGGCGCCCGTCGTCGCGTCCAGCGCCGAAGATATGACGCCCTCGGACAGGCTCGCCCACTGGAAAGCGGAAAACGAGCGGCTGAAATTTGAGCAGGATACTGGCCAGTTAATCCCCGCTGATGAGGTGGCCCGTGAATTTTCTGTAATGGCAAAAGCTGTGGTGCAGGTGCTGGAAACGTTGCCGGACATTCTGGAGCGTGACTGCGCGCTGAACCCCGCAGCTGTCAGCCGCGTGCAGAGTGTCATTGACGATCTTCGCGACCAGATTGCGCAGCGTGTGCTGGACGCAGAACCGGAGGAGGAAGAGCCAGAGGAGGACTGATGGCGAAGCGGGCATCTGCCCGGGGGATCCGAAAGGATGTCCCTGGAATACTTCGTGCCCCACGCCGCATGCTGGTGGCCGATGCAGTCAGTAAATTTATGCGCGTGCCAATGGGTGCCGGTAACTCTGTTCCCTGGGATCCGAACCTGGCGCCGTATATACTGGAGCCAATGAACTGCCTGGCGTCGCGCGAGTATGACGCGGTGGTGTTTGTCGGCCCGGCGCGAACGGGGAAGACGATCGGCCTGATTGACGGGTGGGTGGTTTATAACGTGGTCTGTGACCCGTCTGACATGCTGATTATTCAGATGACAGAGGAAAAGGCCCGCGAGCACTCGAAGAAACGACTGGATCGCACGTTCCGGTGCAGTCCGGAAGTGGCAACCCGCCTGAGCCCCCGCAGGAACGATAACAACGTTTACGACAGGACGTTCAGGGCAGGTAACTATCTCAAGATAGGCTGGCCGTCGGTAAATATCATGTCCTCGTCGGATTACAAGTGCGTCGCCCTGACAGATTACGACCGCTTTCCGGAGGATATCGACGGGGAAGGTGATGCATTCTCCCTTGCCTCCAAGCGTACCACCACGTTTATGTCGTCCGGCATGACGCTGGTGGAGAGTTCACCAGGCCGGGACATCCGCGATACAAAGTGGCGCCGGAGTTCGGCGCATGAAGCCCCGCCGACAACCGGTATTCTTTCACTGTACAACCGCGGCGATCGCCGCCGCTGGTACTGGCCATGTCCGCATTGTGGTGAGTTTTTCCAGCCTGAGATGACGGCGATGACCGGGTACCGGGAAATCAGCGATCCGGTAAAAGCCAGCGAAGCGGCCTGTATACATTGCCCTTCCTGCTCCGGGGTGATCACCGCCGACCAGAAACGTACCCTGAATATGAAAGGGGTCTGGCTGCGTGAGGATCAGCAGATCGACAGCAGCGGAACAATAACAGGTGCCGGGCGGCGGTCGCGTATCGCGTCGTTCTGGATGGAAGGCCCGGCAGCTGCATATCAGACATGGGCCCAGCTGGTTTACAAACTGCTGACCGCTGAACAGGAGTACGAAGCGACCGGCAGCGAAGAAACGCTGAAGACGGTTATTAACACCGACTGGGGGCTGCCGTATCTCCCGCGCTCCAGCATTGAGCAACGCAAAGGTGATGAACTGCTGCAGCGCGCCGAACCGGTAGAACGTCGGCGCGTGCCTGCTGGGGTTAACTTCCTCGTGGCGACTGTCGATGTTCAGGGCGGTAAGAACCGGCGATTTGTGGTGCAGGTTGTTGGGTATGGTGCCCACGGCGAACGGTGGGTGGTTGACCGGTACAACATCATGCAGTCGATGCGCACCACACCTGACGGCGAAAGCTATCATATCGACCCTGCCAGCTACCCGGAGGACTGGGATCTTCTGCGTACCGATGTGCTGGAGAAAACCTGGGCGCTTGATGGCGAACCGGGAAAGCGAATGAGCCTGCTGGCAATGGCCGTCGACTCCGGCGGTGAAGATGGTGTTACCGACAACGCCTATGAGTTCTGGCGGCGCTGTCGCCGTGACGGTCTGCAGCGCAAAGTCTGGCTTTTCAAGGGTGACAGCCAGACCCGGGCGAAGTTAATTACCAAAACCTACCCGGATAACACCGGGCGTTCTACCCGGCGTGCGAAGGCGGCCGGTGATGTCCCTCTCTACCTTCTCCAGACAAACGCACTGAAAGACCGGATCAACAACGCGCTGTGGCGCGATGTGCCGGGGCCGAACTATGTGCATTTTCCTGACTGGCTGGGTGGGTGGTTTTACGACGAACTGACCTATGAGGAGCGATCATCTGATGGGAAATGGACGAAGCCAGGCAAGGGGGCCAACGAAGCGTTTGACCTTATGGTTTACGCACATGCCCTGGTCATTCTTCATGGTTACGAAAAGATTAAGTGGCCTGACGCCCCTGAGTGGGCGCGCCGGGAGAGTTATCTCGTGGCTGAGCCATCGCCAGACGCGCCTGCAGTGGCAGCAGCGCCGGTTGCAAAACCGTCAGTATCAGAATCTAAGGCTACGAAACCAGCCCGTGAATCGGCATGGTCATCATCAGGAGGCTGGGTGTGAATCTCAATGATATTCAGGACATGGTCAGACGCTATACCGAAGCGGAAATGGCGATTCTACAGGGCAAGTCCATCACGTTTAACGGTCAGCAGATGACCATGGAAAACCTGAGCGAGATACGGAAAGGTCGCCAGGAGTGGGAGCGAAAACAGGCAACTGCTCTGGCTGCAGCAACCGGCAGAGGTGGCTCCTTTAAACTGGCGAGGTTCCCGCGATGAGCGCCCTGGATAATCTGATAGGCGTGTTTTCTCCTGGCTGGAAAGCAGAGCGCCTTAAGTCGCGCCTGATGATCCAGGCATACGAGGCTGTCATTCCTACCCGAACGCACCGTGCAAAACGCGAGAATCGTTCAGCGAATCAGCTGACGCAATTTGGCGGACGCTCACTGCGCGAGCAGGCCCGGTGGCTCGATTGTAACCACGATCTGGTGATCGGCATCCTTGATAAGCTCGAAGAGCGCATCGTGGGTGCGAAAGGCATCATCGTTGAGCCTCAACCCCTGATGAAAAACGGCGAGATAGCCGCTGACGTTGCCAAGCAGATCCGTGCCAAATGGGCGGAGTGGTCGGTTTCTCCCGATGTTACCGGGCAGTTCACCCGGCCAGTGCTTGAGCGCCTGATGTGCCGGACCTGGTTACGCGATGGCGAGGTGTTCGCGCAGCTGGTCAGTGGCACCGGGAATGGGCTGTCGCCTGTGGCAGAAATTCCTTTCTGGATTGAGGCGCTGGAGCCCGACTTTGTACCGATGGAGAAGACTGAGACCGGTCAGAAGTTATGCCAGGGCATTTATCTCAACGACTGGGGCCGCCCGACCAGATACATGGTCTACAAGAACCTTCCGGCAGAAGGTATGCGCCAGGGTGACACAAAGGATATTCAGGCAGAGAACATGCTTCACCTGAAGTTCATGCGCCGCCTGCATCAAATCAGAGGTAACTCACTGCTGGCCGGGGTGCTGATGCGTCTCTCGGCATTGAAGGAATACGAGGACGCAGAGTTGACCGCTGCCCGCATCGCTGCGGCGCTGGGCATGTTCATCAAGAAAGGTGATGGTCAGTCGTATCCGGAAGACAGCTCGCAGGGCTCCCGGGAACTGAACATTGAACCCGGCATGCTGTTTGACGATCTCCGTCCCGGTGAAGATATCGGCATGATTAAATCGGACCGACCAAATCCCAACCTCGAAACTTTTCGCAATGGGCAGCTCCGTGCTGTGGCCGCCGGATCGCGCGGTAGCTTCTCCAGTATCGCCCGTAACTACGACGGGACATACAGCGCGCAGCGCCAGGAGCTGGTGGAGTCAACCGAAGGCTATTTCATTCTTCAGGACGCATTCATCGCTGCAATCACCCGACCGATGTATCGGGCCTGGCTGAAGATGGCGATTGCTACAGGAGAGATCACGGTCCCGCAAAATGTGGATAAAGCCACGCTTTACAGTGCCGTGTTCTCCGGTCCCGTTATGCCGTGGATTGACCCCGTCAAAGAGGCGAATGCATGGAAAATTCTGCTCCGGGGTGGTGCTGCAACCGAAAGTGAATGGGTGCGTGCCCGCGGTGCAAATCCGGATGATGTGAAACGCCGCCGTAAGGCGGAGATAGATGAAAACCGTAAACAGGGGCTGGTGTTCGATACAGACCCGGCAAACGACAAAGGAGACACCAGTGTCGAGGAAACAAAACCGGGTAAAGAATCGCCCAAAAGCCCAGGCAAAAAATAGCTGGTTCCGTATGCAGGCCAGTTCGGAAAACGAAGCTGAGATCTTTATCTACGACGAGATCGGCTATTGGGGGGTAACGGCGAAGCAGTTCGTCGCAAACCTTAAAGCGCTGGGCGACGTCACCCACATCAAACTGCATATCAACTCCCCTGGTGGCGATGTCTTTGACGGTATCGCCATTTTTAATGCCCTGAAATTCCACGGCGCGGCGATCACCGTTTATATCGACGGTCTGGCTGCCTCAATGGCATCAGTAATCGCCATGGTAGGAGATCCGGTGATCATGCCGGAAAACACCATGATGATGATCCACAAGCCCTGGGGTTTTGCGGGTGGTGACGCTGATGACATGCGCGACTATGCCGACCTGCTCGACAAAGTGGAGTCGGTGCTGATCCCGGCATACGCGCAAAAGACGGGCAAAAGCCCCGAAGCAATTTCGGCAATGCTGGAGGATGAAACCTGGATGAACGGCAACGAGTGCGTCGAGCTGGGTTTTGCTGACCAGGTGACACCTCCCTTGCAGGCAATGGCCTGTATCCATTCGAAACGTATTGAGGAATTTGAAAAGATGCCAAAAAGCATTCGTAATATGATTACCCCGCCGCGCAACTCCACCCAGCGCGAACCACTGAATCAGCAGCCGCCAGCAGCTCCTGTTGTTAATGAGAGTGACATTCGCGCTCAGGTTCTGGCAGAGCAAAAAGCCCGTGTAAATGGCATCAGTGATCTCTTTGCCATGTTTGGCAACAAGCATATGGAACTGCAAAACAAGTGCGTTGCTGATACGGATTGTTCGGTAGAACAGGCAAAAGACCTGCTGCTGGCTGAGCTGGGGAAAACCGCTACGCCTTCCAACAAAACCAACCAGCCACATATTCACGCCGGGAACGGTAACTTTGTCGGCGACGGGATCCGCCAGGCGCTAATGGCGCGTGCCGGCTATGAAAATGTTGAGCGTGATAACGTCTATAACGGTATGACGCTGCGCGAATACGCCCGCATGTCCCTGACTGAGCGCGGCATCGGGGTCTCCAGTTACAACCCGATGCAGATGGTCGGTTTTGCGCTGACGCACAGCACCTCTGATTTTGGCAATATCCTGCTCGATGTCGCCAACAAGGCGCTGTTGCAGGGCTGGGATGAAGCGGCAGAGACCTTTGAACAATGGACCAAGAAAGGCAGCCTGAGCGACTTCAAGACCGCACATCGTGTTGGCATGGGCGGTTTCCCGTCGCTGCGCCAGGTTCGCGAAGGTGCTGAATATAAGTACGTCACCACCGGCGATAAAGGTGAAACAATCGCATTGGCAACATACGGCGAGATCTTCTCTATTACCCGTCAGGCCATTATCAACGACGATCTGAACCAGCTGACCGATGTCCCTATGAAAATGGGCCGTGCGGCGAAAGCCACTATTGGCGATCTGGTCTACGCGGTGCTGACTGAAAACCCAAAAATGTCTGACAATAAAGCTCTGTTCAGCTCAGATCATAAAAACCTCTCTTCCGGCGCCATCGATGTATCTAACCTCGATAAAGCGCGCCAGCTTATGCGCGTACAGAAAGAAGGTGAGCGTTCGCTGAATATTCGGCCAGCTTACGTGCTGGTACCAACAGCGCTGGAAACCGTAGCGAGCCAGACCATTAAGTCTGCCAGCGTTAAGGGTGCCGACGTCAATGCCGGTATTTTTAACCCCATCCAGAACTTTGCGCAGATTATCTCTGAAGCGCGCCTGGACGATGCCGATCCAGCCGCATGGTATCTGGCGGCACAGAAAGGCAGCGATACCATCGAGGTTGCTTACCTGAACGGCGTTGATACACCGTATATCGATCAGCAGGAAGGTTTCACCACCGATGGCGTGGCTACTAAAGTGCGTATCGATGCGGGCGTAGCGCCGCTGGATTATCGCGGCCTGGTCAAATCTACCGGTAAGTAATCCCCCCGAAAATGAACCGGCCCGACAGGGCTTTTTTTTATATCTGCAACATGGCCCCGATGTGGGCCATACGGAGAGCTCATGAAGAATTACGTACAGGATGGTCACACCATTGATTTAACCAACCCGGGTTCTGCGGTAATCGCCAGTGGCACGCCTGTTGCCGTGGGTGATGTCCTGGCGATCGCTATCGCTGATATTGCCGTCGGCGAAACCGGCACAGGGCTAACCACTGGCGTTGTCCAGCTGCCGAAACTGGCAGCTGACGATATTGCCCAGGGAAAAATCGTGTACTTCAAAAGCGGGAAAATTCAGCTGGATGCTACCGGGGCGACGGCGGCCGGGAAAGCCTGGCAGGCCGCAGGGGCTAACGCCACTTCAGTACTGGTCAGGCTGAATGGCTAACCCCTTCGACGCGATGGTGGCCCGTATGGACGCGGCCACCGTCAATCTGATGGCGGATAAGGTCACGATCAACGGTGTCAGTTTTGATGCTGTAGAAAGCCAGTTTGTCGCAGAAATGGGGCCGCTGGTGGGGGATGGCCTGTCACTGGTGGTGTTCTCCCAGGCAGTGTCGCCACGCAAAGGCGATGCCATTCACTGGAAGGGGCAGGACTACACCGTTACCCGTAAACAGCTGTTCAATGGTAAGCCACAGATCTGGATTGAGTAATGGAGGATTTATGTCCATCAAAGGGCTCGAACAGGCGATCGCTAACCTGGAAAGCATCAGCAAAACCGCGGTGCCGCGGGCATCCTCTCAGGCGGTGAATCGTGTAGCTACCCGGGCCATCTCCCGCAGCACCCGGCAGGTCGCGAAGGATACCCGGGTGCAGCGGAAACTCGTCAATCAGCGTGCACGCCTGAAGAAAGCCACGGTACGTAAACCGCAGGCAACTATTCGGGTAAACCGCGGCAACCTCCCGGCGATCAAGCTGGGTGTAGCCAGTGTCCGGCTTTCCCGTCGAAAGCGTGACAAAGCTGGTGCCAGTAGCGTTCTGGTCATCGGGCGGTTTCGCTTCCCGGGCGGATTCATTCAGCAACTCAAAAACGGACGCTGGCATGTCCTGCGGCGAACGACAAAAAGCCGCTACCCGCTTGAGGTGGTGAGCATTCCTCTGGCAGCGCCACTGACCGAGGCATTCAAGAAAGAAAGTACCCGTCTGACGACAACGGATCTCCCGAAAGAGCTTTCGGCAGCTTTACGCAACCAACTGAGGATAATTCTAACCAAATGAAACATCCCCTGATCCGCCGGGCGGTGCTGGATGCCCTGAAAGCGGGCATTACTGACCCTGTAACATGGTCTGATGGCCGTCCTGCTGTACTTGAGGCCGAAGATCTCCCGGCTGTGGCTGTTTATATCACCGACGCTCAGTCCACAGAGGAGTCTATCGACGAGGATATCTGGCGCGCCACGCTTCATATCGAGGTGTTCCTGAAAGCGAGCGAAACGGATACCGCGCTCGATACTTGGATGGAAAGCAAAATCTACCCCCAGCTCAGCGAACTCCCCGGCCTTACCCCCTTAATCGAAACCATGTCTGCCCAGGGCTATGACTATCAGCGCGATGACGAGATGGCGACATGGGGATCAGCCGACCTTAAATACACAATTTCATACGTAATGTGAGGTAACTATGCCAACACCAAGCCCGCTTGAGCCCGTTAAAGGGGCAGGCACAACGTTCTGGTTGTACTCGGGTACAGGAGATCCTTACGCCAATCCGACCAGCGACGTTGACTGGATCCGCACGGCCAAAATCAAAGATCTGACGCCAGGTGAGCTGACCGCCGAGTCCTATGACGACACCTACCTTGACGATCCGAATGCAGACTGGGCCAATACAGCGCAGGGCGAGAAATCTGCCGGTGAGGCCAGTTTCAATCTGGCCTGGAAACCGGGTGAGTCAGGGCAGCAGACGCTGGTGGACTGGTTCTACAGCGGTGATGTTCGCGCCTACAAAATCAAATACCCGAACGGGACGATCGATGTCTTTAAGGGCTGGGTCAGCGGCCTCGGTAAAACCATCCCGGCGAAAGAGGTCATCACCCGTAGCGTGAAGATCAGTAACAACGGTAAGCCATCGCTGGCTGAAGAAAGCCGCACACCCGCCGTGGCAGTCACCGGGGTGACGCTCGATAAATCGACCCTGGCGGTTGCCGTGGGTGCCAAAAACACAGTCACTGTCACGGTTACGCCTGCCGGTGCTACTGACAAAACCTTCCGTGCATCCTCCTCTGATCCGGCTAAAGCCACTGTAAGCGCCAGCGGCAATGTACTGACCGTGACGGGTGTTGCTGCAGGCACTGCTCAGATTGTCGTGATGATGAACGATGGTCTGAAAGTCGCTATCTGCACAGTCACCGTTTCCTGACCGGCGGGGCGCTGGCCCCGTCATTTTTAGTGGAGTCTTCCATGAATTTTCTGAAATCAGAGCCGTTTATCTTCAACGGTAACACCATCGAATTGTTTGAGCTGTCTGCGCTGCAACGTATCGAGCATTTGCAGTATCTGGCGCTGGACGAGAAATCCCTGCCAAAAGATGAAGGAGATGAGGGTTATCTTCCGTTACGGGTTGCCAGCAATATCCGGCGCGGTGCTCGTCTGATCGCAATGTCACTGTGGCAGGGAGATACCTCAAAGCATGTTGATGCTCTGCAGGATGAGGTTTTATCCGGCTGGTCGCCAGCGATGATTGGTGCCGGGGAACAGTTTGTTAAAAAGCTCTCTGACATGCTCCCGCTTCAGGATCCCGAGCAGGCCCGCGGCGAGGAAAATACAGACCACGCTGTCGGGGAAGAGGAAGTGAGCGCGGAAAAGCGTTAGCCGGTGAGCTGAGTTTTGTAATGAAACTGGCGCGGGAGTTCCGGCGCCCGGACTGGCGCGCGATGCTTGCCGGCATGTCTTCGACTGAGCTGGCTGAGTGGGGGCGATATTATCAGCAGCAGTATTTTGAAAACGATTTGCTGGATGCTCACTTCTCCCGGCTCAGTCATCTGGTGGTTTCTGTGATGTGGCCGGAGACTGAACAAACCCCGCTTAATTTCAGCCTTCTGAACCCGCCTGAGCTGGAAACCTTACCGATGGATGACGATGTGATGATGTCTGTGGCGGAAAGCCTGGGAGGAGTGCGCTATGGCACAGTCAGTGGGTGATCTGGTCGTTAACCTTGACGTTAATTCGGCCAAATTTACCGAACAGGTTACTTACGTAAATAAGCAACTGAAAGGAACGGGTAAAGCGGCCAATGATGCTGCCCTTCAGGTTCAGCAGGCATTTTCGAAGCAGGAACTGGCCGCAAAGCGAGCCGGAATTTCTGTAGGCCAATACAGTGCCGCGATGCGGACCCTGCCAGCGCAGTTTACTGACATCGCGACACAGCTAGCCGGTGGGCAAAGCCCCTGGCTGATCATGCTCCAGCAGGGCGGACAAATTAAAGACCAGTTTGGTGGTCTCCGGCCTATGTTCAGTGCTTTGCTGGGAACGATATCACCTACAATGCTCGGATTCGGGGCGCTCGCCGCTGGTACCGCGGCACTGATGTATTCGTATTATCAGGGATCGAGCACGCTCTCTGAATTTAATAAAACGCTGACCCTGACCGGTAATACTGCAGGTCTCACAGCTGTTCGCATGCAGACCATTGCAGCTGCCGGCGAGAAAGCGGGGCTTACATTTAACCAGACCAGTCAGGCGCTGACCGCGCTTGTTACTGCAGGCGTTCGCGCGGGTGCTAACTTCGAAGAGCTTGCGATCTCGGTTGCGAAATTCACGGATGCATCCGGTCTGCCGGTAGATAAGGTGGCTGAAGCATTTGGGCGCATGGCCAATGATCCGGCGTCAGGGCTGCTGGCGATGGCGCAGCAGTTTCACAATGTCACGGCTGGGCAGGTTGAATATGTTACTGCTCTGCAGCGCGCAGGAAATGAAGCAGGAGCCCTGCAGGCGGCGAACGAAGCAGCAACCGCCGGGTTCGACAAGCAGACTGCCAGTATTCGTGACAACATGGGTACGATCGAATCCGCCGCAGATTCCCTTAAAAAAGCGTTCAAATCAATGTGGGATGCGGCACTGGATATCGGCAGGCCGGACACCTCTCAGGAAATGCTGAGCAAGGCAGAGGCGGCCTTTAAGCGGGCGGATGAAATCTGGAATTTGCGTAAGGGTGATCGTTATGTGAACGATGACGCGCGCGCCCGCTTCTGGAATGACCGTGAGACTGCCCGCCAGGCGCTGGACATGGCTCAGCAGCAGGCCCGCAACTCACAACTCGCCCAGGAAAACGCAACCCGTGAGGCAGGACTCGAAGCCGATCGCCTCAAGTACGCACAACAGGCCCAGGCGAATTACAGTAAAACGCAGACGGCTCTGGAGAAGTACACCGCTCGCCAGAGCGAGCTGAACAAAGCGCTGAAAGAGGGGCGGATCCTCCAGGCTGATTACAACATCAACCTGGCCGCGGCGAAAAAGGAATACGACGACTCGCTGAAGAAGCCGACGAAAATCAGGACGCCGGGCGGAACGAAACTTACCGACAATACCAGCGCTCAGACCCTCGAGTTGCAAACCCAGCTGGAGGTATTACGCCAGCACTCTGTTATCAACGACAGGATCAGCCAGCAGCGCCAGCAGCTATGGAAAGAGCAGGCCAGATTTACGGTTCTTGAGCAGGCCGCCAAAACCCGCAACTTAACAGATGATGAAAAATCCCTCCTCGCCAGTAAGGACAAGGTCCTCGCACAGGCGGAAATTAATGCCAGGCTTGGCGATCAGATTGTCACCCAGGAGCGTCTCAATCGCCTGCAGGATACATCCCAGAAATATGTCACTCAGATGGGTGAGAAAACGCGGGCGCTGGCTGACAGTGCCGGTATGAGCAGCCGTCAAACTCAGCGTCGACTCGAGGAAGCGCAGCTACTGCAGGGCTGGAAAAATGCCGGAGGCAATGAAGGCGATCAGCAGTACCAGAACGAGCTGGACGCGCTCAGGAATTATTATAGTGAGCAGGATGCCCTCCGGCAGAACTGGCAGGCTGGCGCTAAAACAGCCTGGGCTGACTATGTTGACTCTGCTGACGATGCTTACGGGCAGGTTAAATCGCTGGCTGCCGCCACGTTTGATGGCGTCGGCCAGAGCATGGCCGACATGCTTACGACCGGGGAAGGCAAATGGTCTGATTTCACAAAATCCATTCTGTCGATGATGACGCAGATCCTCGTGAAGCAGGCCATGGTCGGGTTGGTTGACTCAGCCACAACAGCGCTTGGATTTGCTGCTGGCGGATTTACGGGTTACGGCGGCAAAAATGACCCGGCCGGCGTTGTCCACCGAGGAGAATTTGTCTTCACCAAAGAAGCTACCAGCCGGATCGGCGTAGGAAACCTGTATAGCCTGATGCGGGGATATGCCAGTGGCGGCCTTGTCGGAGGTGGTAAGGGCATTGCCACGCCTCTGGGGGTGAGTGTTTATGCTCCAGTGACAGTTACCCCACCTCTGCAGGGCTCAGAAGCAAACCAGTCAAATAATGGCGCAGCCGCGAGAGCTTACCAGCAGGTGGTTGACCGATCCATCCGGGAGGGGATCGCCCGGGAAAGCGAACCTGGCGGAATCATCTGGAATCTGAACAACGGGAGGCGCTAATGCCTATTGAGAAATTCCCCTGGCCCATTCAGTCGGCCAGTCAGCCAACCACGAAAAGCAAAGACACCATCCGAAAAGCCCAGTTTGGTGACGGATACACGCAGGTCAGCGGATCGGGAATCAATGACGAGACGTTAACCTATGAATATTCCTTTACCGGCAGACCGGATAAAGGGCTGCAGATTTACGCTTTCCTCAGACGTCACAAGACGAAGGCCTTTTCCTTTCAGCCCCCGTTCGGTGAGCTGGCGCTGTGGCGCGTTGAAGCTGACACCCTGCAAAAAGTAGTGAAGGGCAAAACCGTATTGTATATCTCTGCCACTTTTGAACAGGCCTTTGCACCATGAGTCTTAATAACGATTATCAGAAGCTGGAACCCGGTAATGAAGTCCGTCTTTTTGAAGTCGACGGTACCGGGTTTGGCGTCTCAGATGTTATGCGTTTTCACGCTCACAATATTGCCCATACGCCAGCGGAAATTGAGGCAGCGGGTGGGGATGAGACCAGGCTAACCGCCAAATCCATCTGGTGGCAGGGACAGGAATATAAAGCCTGGCCCTGCCAGATCTCCGGCATTGAAGCATCCACCAGTGGTGGCAACGCCAAGCCAAAGCTGTCGATCGCTAACATGGACAGCTCTGTCACCGCGCTGTGCCTGGCATACGATGATTTGTTGCAGGCGAAGGTGACGATTCATGACACGCTGGCGCATTATCTGGATGCAAAAAACTTCACCGGCGGCAATCCAACGGCCGATCCGGCACAGGAAAAGCTGAAGGTTTTCTATATCGATGCAAAGAGCAGTGAAACCAACGAGGTGGTTGAGTTCACGCTTTCCAGCCCGATGGACCTGCAGGGGCAGATGATACCGACGCGCCAGCTCCATTCTCTGTGCACCTGGTGCATTCGTAATAAATACCGCACTGGTGATGGCTGCGATTACACCGGCACGCGCTATTTCGACAAAAACAACAAACCGGTCAGCGATCCTTCTCTGGACGAATGCAACGGCACTCTGTCCGCCTGCAAGCTTCGTTTCGGGGAAAATAACGAGCTCTCATTCGGCGGTTTCCCGGGCACCTCATTGATCAGGAGTTAACATGCGTAAAAAGACCGTCACGGCCATCATGGCACACGCTGCGCAGGAGTATCCGCGCGAGTGCTGCGGCGTGGTAGCGCAGAAGAGCAGGGTAGAGCGATATTTTCCCTGCCGTAATCTGGCCACGGCTCCAGAGGACAATTTTGTCCTTTGCCCGGAAGACTACGCCACCGCCGAAGAATGGGGACCGGTGACCGCCATCGTTCACAGCCACCCCAATGCAACCACCCAGCCTAGCGAAACGGATAAGGCACAGTGTGATCTCAACGGGCTACCCTGGCACATCGTCAGCTGGCCGGAAGGTGACTTACGTACCATCTTACCGCGGGAAGAGATCCCCCTTATCGAGCGGCCTTTCGTCCTGGGCGTGTACGATTGCTGGGGGCTGGTAATGAGTTACTTCCGGCAGACGCACGGCATCGAGCTACATAACTACCGGGTAAATTATCCCTGGTGGGAGGACGAGTACCCGGATAATTTCTATCAGGACTGCTGGTACGACTGCGGTTTTCGGGAATTTGAAGGTCCGCCACAGCCTGGCGATATGGTGATCATGCAGGTACAGTCGAATAAGTGGAATCACGCGGGGATTCTGCTGGAAGGTAATATGCTATTGCACCATTTGTATGGACACCTGAGCCAGCGAGTACCGTATGGTGGATACTGGCAGGACAGAACGATGAAGGTTCTACGCTACAAATCTCTATGCTAGTCTTTCGGAAAACGAAAGGGGATAGGGATATGAAAAGAATATTAGTTGTAGCCTCCATATTAATGGTTGCTGGGTGTGCGACTAAGCCGGTAACAAATGAGCAAGCACAAGATGTTCCAGCAAAACAGGTTATCAACAATACACTGTTAGTTAAAAAAGAAGGGTCTGGAAAGGTAATAATCAAACGGGACTCTGGTTTTATGGGCAGCGCATGCATGACCCGAGTGTATGTTGATGGAAAGGAGGTCGCCGACTTAGACACGGCTCAAAAGGTAACGGTCTATCCAAAAATTGGAGATCATATCTTTAGCGCTTGGCCCAAAGGTATGTGTGGCGGAGGCATGAGCGAGCAGTCAGGTAGGGTGACAGAAGGCGATGTATTGATGTTTAGAGTTGGGTACGGAACTAATGGTGATTTTGGTATTTACCCCACAGCTTTTTGATTGAAAGAAATGTTTTTACTACCTCGCTCCGGCGGGGTTTTTTATTTTTGAGAGGTTAAAATGGCTGAAGTAATGACGCAAATTGAGCTTGGTGGTGCGCCGGGGAAAATATTTGGAAAAACTCACCGACGGCTAATCAGTAAAGTATCGGAAGCAGGGACGGCCCTAGCGAAAACGATTCCCGGGTTTGAAAGTTATATGATAAACAGTCAGCGCCGTGGGTTAACTTTTGCTGTTTTTAAAGGGAAGAAAAACATTGGCGTAGATGATTTAGGATTTCCTGTCACCGGCGAAGTGATCAGAATTGTACCTGTAATCATTGGAAGTAAAAAAGCTGGGCTGCTTCAAACGATATTAGGCGCTGTTATTGTGGCAGTCGGGGCTATTGCAACTTTCGGGTTCGCCCAAACCTGGGGTGTAAACTTAATGATGGCCGGGGGTGCAATGATGGTAGGCGGCGTGGTACAGATGCTATCTCCTCAGCCTACAGGGTTGGCCAGTAAGCAGGATGCCGATAACCGGGCCTCATATGCGTTCGGCGGCGTAACGAACACCGCAGCACAGGGTTATCCGGTTCCCCTGCTTTACGGACGTCGGCGCATCGGCGGCGCGATCATCTCCGCAGGCATTTACGTCGAAGATCAGCAGTAAAAATAATCCTTTCATTCAGGTCACCTCAGGGTGGCTTTTTTTATGGGCGCAATATGGTAAACGCAACCGCTATCAGGGGCCGCAAAGGCGGTGGCTCTAAATCACGCACACCCACCGAACAACCCGATGATCTCCAGTCTGTAGCGAAGGCCAAAATTCTGATAGCTCTGGGAGAGGGAGAGTTCTCTGGCCAGCTCACCGGTAAAAATATCTATCTGGATGGTACCGCGCTGGAGAACGCAGACGGATCGCCAAACTTTAGCGGGGTGGTGTGGGAGTTTCGCCCGGGCAATCAGGCACAGAGCTATATCCAGGGCATACCGGGTACAGAAAACGAAATTACCGTAGGTACCGAAGTATCAAGTGCCACCGCCTGGACGCGCACGTTTACCAATACCCAGCTCTCGGCGGTTCGTCTGCGCCTTAAATGGCCCTCGTTGTTCAAACAGGAGAATGACGGCGATCTCGTCGGTAACTCGGTTAGCTATGCGATTGACTTGCAGACCGATGGGGGAGCCTGGCAGACGGTGCTGAATACCAGCGTGACCGGTAAAACCACATCCGGCTATGAGCGCAGCCACCGTATCGATCTGCCTCAGGCGGGCAGCACCTGGACTATTCGCCTGCGCAAGCTGACCGCTGATGCAAACAGCGCGAAAATCGGCGACACGATGACCCTTCAGAGCTTCACCGAGGTGATCGACGCCAAACTGCGCTACCCCAACACAGCCCTGCTGTATATCGAATTCGATTCAAGCCAGTTTAACGGCTCTATCCCGCAGATCTCCTGTGAGCCGCGCGGGCGTGTGATCCGCGTACCTGACACCTACAACCCGGAAACCCGCACCTACACTGGTACCTGGACCGGTGCGTTTAAGTGGGCGTGGACCGATAACCCGGCGTGGATTTTTTACGACCTGGTTGTATCCGACCGGTTCGGCCTGGGGCACCGGCTCACGGCAGCGAATATCGACAAATGGATGCTGTACCAGGTGGCCCAGTATTGCGATCAGCCGGTACCGGATGGGAAGGGCGGCAGCGGTACCGAGCCGCGGTACATCTGCAACGTATACATTCAGGACCGGAACGACGCCTATACCGTTCTTCGTGACTTTGCGGCCATATTCCGGGGTATGACGTACTGGGGAGGGGATCAGATTGTGGCCCTGGCAGATATGCCCCGGGATGTGGATTACAGCTACACCCGCGCCAACGTCATTGATGGCCGCTTTACCTACGCCAGCAGCACCACGAAAACGCGCTATACCACAGCGCTGGTGTCCTGGTCCGATCCCGCTAACGCCTACGCTGACGCGATGGAACCGGTGTTTGAGCAGGCACTGGTGGCGCGCTACGGATTTAACCAGCTGGAAATGACGGCCATTGGCTGCACACGGCAGTCGGAGGCGAACCGTAAAGGCCGCTGGGGCATTCTCACCAACAACAAGGATCGCATCGTATCGTTTGACGTTGGTCTGGATGGCAACATACCTCAGCCCGGGTACATCATCGCCGTCGCTGATGAAATGCTGTCCGGGAAGGTCACCGGCGGGCGAATCAGCGCGGTAAATGGCCGGGTAATCACGCTGGACCGCGTTCCGTATGCGAAGGCAGGTCACCGCCTTATTCTCAACCTCCCGTCCGGTGCATCTCAGGCGCGCACAATCCAGGCAGTGAACGGAAAAGCGGTGACGGTCAGCACCGCCTACAGCGAAACGCCGCAGGCGGAAAGCGTCTGGGTGGCGGAATCCGACGAACTGTATGCACAGCAGTACCGGGTGATAAGCATCAGCGACAATAATGACGGAACGTTTACTGTTACCGGTGCGGCTCACGATCCGGATAAGTATGCGCGCATCGATACAGGTGCCATTATTGACCAGCGCCCGGTGAGTGTCATACCTCCGGGTAACCAGTCGCCGCCAGCTAACATCGTGATCAGCTCGTTTTCAGTCGTTCAGCAGAATATCAGCGTCGAAACCATGCGCGTAAGCTGGGACCAGGCGCAGAATGCTATCGCCTATGAAGCGCAATGGCGCAGGAACGACGGCAACTGGGTTAACGTGCCGCGCAGCTCCACCACCTCCTTCGACGTGCCGGGTATTTATGCCGGACGCTACCTGGTACGCGTGCGCGCAATCAATGCCGCCGAGATTTCCTCCGGGTGGGGTTATTCAGAAGAGAAAATGCTGACGGGCAAAGTAGGCAATCCGCCAAAGCCAGTGGGATTTGCAGCCTCTGACAACGTTCTTTTCGGTATTGAGCTGACCTGGGGGTTTCCGGCCAATACGGACGATACGCTGAAAACTGAAATCCAGTACAGCCCGACCGGGAGCGCGGATAATGCGTTGTTGCTAGCCGATGTGCCATATCCCCAGCAAAGATACCAGCAGATGGGCCTCAGGGCTGGCCAGATATTCTGGTACCGCGCGCAGCTGGTTGATCGGACGGGTAACGAATCTGGTTACACCGACTGGGTGCGCGGCATGTCGAGCGATCAGGCCAGCGATTATCTGGAAGCCATTAAAAACGAAGTGCTGTCGGCGGAGGACGGCAAGGCGTTAACGGAGCAGATCGACTTTAACATTGCAGGTGTCCTGCAGAACACCCTGGCTGGCATTCAGGGGGCGAATATTACCTTCCAGCAGTTCGGCGCTGCGTATGCGGAAATCTCAAACGCGCAGATCCTGATTGCTGATGCTAACCAGGCGTTTGCGCAGTTCCAGGAACTGGTTGCTGTTCAGTTTGCTGGAAACGCAGCGGAAATTAATGAGGTAAAAACCGCGCAGGCTACCGCAGATCAGGCTTTTGCTGAATATAAACTCGTAGTGAGCGCCAGCTTTAATGGCGTGAATACGAGCATCGATGGGATAAATAAAAGCGTTGTTAAAGTGCAGGCCGACGTTGTTACCCTCCAGACGGCGCAGGCCGATGCCAGCAGGGCCTTTGCTGAGTACCAGCAGCAGGTAACGGCTACTTTTGGTCAGCAGCAGGCGGCGATTAACCAGAAGATGACATCTGTGGTTGACGCAACCAGCGCCAGCGCGATTTACACGTTACGCGCGGGGGTGAATTACAACGGGCAGTATTATGACGCCGGGCTGTCAATTGCGACGATTGCCAGTGGCTCCGGTATCGTCAGCCGCGTGGCGATCAATGCCGACCAGTTCGTGATGCTCTCCGGGCAGGCCGGTGCGCAGTTTTCACCGTTCGCTGTTGTCGGTGGACAGGTCTTCCTGAACAGCGCCTTCATCCAGGAGGGAACAATCACTAGCGCCATGATTGCAGGCTACATCCAGTCAACCAACTATGTCGCAGGCTCGGCTGGCTGGCGTCTGAATAAGGCAGGCACCCTCGAAATTAACGGCAGTACAGGCGGGGGGCAGCTTAAAATCACACCTGACAGAATTGTATTTTATGACGCTTCCAACAGACCCCTGGTGGTCATGGGTAAGCCGTTATGATGCAAATGTTTATTGAGGGAACCAGCTTCGACGCAACAAACTCTATGGGATTCACTTATGTGATAGATCATATTGTCGTGAATGGGGCCGGTTCGAAAACATATTCCACGTCAGGGTTTAATCTCGACGTGACCGCAATGAATAATACCCTGGCAAACAATGAGCAAAATAACACTATTACCGCCTCAGTCTCAGGCAACACATTGTCATGGAACACCACAATTCCGCTGCGACTGATGGTGACAGCAACAGCGAAGACAGGGGCTGATACGGGATACGCCGGGTTTGCTCTTTATCAGTACCCGGCCAATATCAAAACCGTAAAGCTCGCACCCGACTTTACGCCATTTGTTCTGACAAATGTTATCGATATTGAGCCAGGTGCCAGAACGGTCGATACTGGTGTCCCGGTGGGGGCAGGGATTATGGTTTTCATGCGGAACCGTAATAACGAAGGGGGAGCGCTGAGCCGATCTTTATTCAATCAGATAGAAAGTGGAGGGACATATCAGCTGCAGTTTGCTAATGCGGGACAGAATCAGTACCCGACAAGGGCGTATGTATTTTCAAAGGTTCTGCCTCCTGTTCCTGCTGCTGGGTTCTATATGTACCGCGACGGGGTAATGGTGTGGCACAACAATTGTCTCCCGCTGGACGCTAAATTTATTACTCAATCATATATGGAATCAGATCGGCCAATGGCAGTTACGACCGGTATAACTGGCTTTATGTATATCCCGCAAGATCCAGCAAACCCAAATTATGGATTCTCTAATTACCTCTGCTCAGGTGCCGGTATAGCAAGCAATGGCAAGTGGAGAACAAACAACACTGAGGTTTATCAGTCAACGCTTGGCAGCGTCAGTCTAACGGTGAAGTCCTGGGTCGTAGGTACGAAAGTCATGTATATAGACTGCGATCCCTACGACAACTACTACAGACAATCCCTTAAAAAGTAGTCCTCTCCCTCAATTTATCCGAATTACAGAACCCAGCTCAGGCTGGGTTTTTTATGGAGCAAATATGTCCGCAGGCACAATTAAGCTTACTAACGGCTCTACTGCAGTTGTCGGTACCGGCACTGCGTTTACCTCAGATCTGAAATCAGGTGACGTTATTACCGCAACAGTCGGGGGTATATTCTTCACCCTGTTTGTTAACGCCGTGACGAGTAACACCGCTCTCACACTGACCGATCCATTCACCGGGCCGACAACTTCCGGGCTGGCCTGGGTTGCAGTACCGCAGCTGACGCTCAACCGCATTACCGCTGCGCTGGCCGCACAAACTGCCGAGTCGGTGCGACGGGTGCTGCAGGAGAACGCGAACTGGCAGGCTTTCTACACTGGCACTGGTGATATCACTGTTACGCTCCCTGACGGAACACCAACCGGGCGTCCGGTTCCCGGACCGTCATGGGCGAAGATTGCTGGATTAACAAATTCGGCGTTGCAATGGCGCGGCGGCATCCCGGGCAGCTCCAACCTGAACAACTTCGGACCCACCTCCGCTTATGCGGGGGCGTGGGGTCAGTCCAGCGTGAGTGTGACCGCTGCTGACCTTGCGAACGGATACCCGGCGGCTGAGCGCGGCGTGCTGGAGGTATTCGCTGGTGGCCGTAATAACTGCACCCAGCGGTACACGACTGATGGCGGGCGGTTCTTTGTGCGCTGGCTTGCCGCTGCCTGGAATGCTGCGAGTCCGTCATGGTCTGACTGGATCGAGATTGGCGGATTAAGCTCAAATACAGTTCTTCCGGCCTCAGTCACAACGCTTTCTGATGCTACATACTTTGCGCAAAACCAGACTTACGTATTATCCGGGACGCGCACAGATAGCCCGGCAGGGCTAACAGCGGGACAGAATAACGCGATCATTATGTCAATGCGTCGCGCTGGCGGGACGATCATGGGTCTGCACCAGACGCTGTTTACCGCCATTGGAACTTACGAGCGATACGGCGCGCCAAACGCAGCAACCGGATGGACCTCTGTAAACTGGTACTCTGGCGGTGATGCCAACGGCTGGAGGCTGCTTGGCGCTGATGCAATGGCGGTAATTGGGATTGGCCAGTCAAACGTTGCACCCAATGATGCCTTCGACTGGCAACAGATTGATATGGTTACCGGTCAGAAGAGGCTAACCACATATACCGCAACCGCATGGGTAAACACTCCTCCGGGCATTACGTATAACTCAGGGACAAACGTAGATATTACATGCGTGCTTAATCAGCCAAACCGTTTGGTTTTGCGTCTTACGTCTAATGCTCAATCCAATGGCAACCGAGCGGAATATGTTGTTACCTGTACCGGTGTAAAAGGCAGCCGAAATTTTACTGTTGTTCAGAACTATAACAGCGATGCCTCAAGCGTCATCCCTGTCGCAAACGGCGGCACTGGTGAAGCAACGGCATCAGCCGCCAGGACGGCGCTTGGCGTTGCTTATGGCTCTGCCGCCGGAACGGTTGCACAGGGTAACGACACACGCCTGAATACTGTCAATAACAAAACGGGCGGGAATATCATTTCAAGCGTTACTTGTACTACTGGTAGTACGTTGGGCATTGGCGGTGCCAATAATCCAATTTACCTGACAAACAATGCTGGCGATGGATCGCCGATGACTTTTACAAACCAGATTTTCGGGAGATGGTACAACGCCAACTGGGTTTTGGGTGGCGTTCGTGGTGGCGGCACAGAACTTAGCCATGTGCAACTTTCCGTTAACAACGCAAATCAGGCCACTGATTTCACATTCAAATCGACCGGGGTTGCCACCGCTACTCAATGGCAGGATGTATCCGATGACCGTAAGAAGGAAAACAAAAGGATAATTGAAGAACCCATCGAGAAGATGAAGACCTTTCGCGGCATCACATTTTCATACATCGAAGGGGGGAGCACGTCAGCGGGTTATATCGCGCAAGAGGTTAGAAAAGTTCTGCCGGAAGTCATCAGCGAAGATCATGAAGGGTTCCTGTCAATGAACGTCGCCGGGGTCGGCGCTTTGCATCATGAGGCGATCCTTGCGCTGGTTAAACGGGTTGAGTATCTGGAAGCCAGGCTTGGTTTGCAGCCTGACGATGTAGAACCAGAAGAGACGGGTGAACAACCGGATGTTCAGCAGTAATTATCAATAGGCATAGCCTCCTTGCCCTGAACTTTCTTTAAAACTACTGTATAAATACACAGTAATAATAAAAGAAAGGTCACCATGCCCCGCAAATCAGACATTAACGCGGCTTTTACCGCGGCCATACAGCTAAACCCGAAAGGGTATCAAGGAACTGGCATTTCACCCAGGCTGATGCGAATGAATGGATCGAGCAGTACCAGACTTGCTTCGTAGACAAGACGCCCGACGGTAGCCAGAACCGCCTATGGATGCTGCGCAATATGGGGAGGGTTCTGTAATGGGATTCCCTTCACCTGCCAGCGACTATATAGAGACCAGGCTCACTCCAGAAAGGATTTGCGGCGTAGGCATTGATACCCGCATCCTGGAAACGTCATCCGGGTTTGCGGTGATCGAACCGTGCACCAGGCTGGTACAGAATCAGGTTCTGCTGATTTTGTCCGGCGGCCGCACTCAGTTTGCTCGGGTCATGGGTCGGGCTTTAATCACGGAAGATGGCGAAGCGATAGAGGGCGACGCAGCGGAAGAGGTCGAAGTCCTGCGCAGAGTGACTTTCTTCATCAACAGCACAGACGATGATGAAAGCCCTGTGTAAATGCAGCCCATGAAAAAGCCCGCACGGGAGCGGGTATAATTTCCTTGGCTTTGTTATCAATCCTGCGTTCATGACGCAGGTAAGTAACATATCGGCAGCATTTGCCATTACTTTAATAGCGCACTTCAGATATTTCGACTGATACAACGTCACAAGCGGAAATGGAGAGCAGGTACTGCTTATCCTGTCCGGTGCACGGAAGCAGTTCGCAAAGTTCAGGCGCAGGGCGCTAATCATGGATGATGGCGAAGCGATTTGCCAAGCTTTATCAATGCAGTAGCAGCTTCTCTTGTCGCTTTGGTTATCTCAAATTGCACAGGGCTACCGGTTTTCTGTAGCAGCACCGTTGCTCTGTTTGAAACAGAGCAACTATATGCAACATCAGATACTTTGAGTTTGACCAGATTACAGCCTCGAATATTACTGTCCAAGGCCATATTGAACAGAGCCAAATCGTTTGTTTTACCTTCCAGTTCAAACCGGATGCGGATCCCCTGATTTGGATTATCTATTCATTATTTAACTCGTTTGAGTCAGGCCAGAAGATCTTTAAATAACCACTTTTATCATATTTTGAAAAAAGATTGCCTTGGAAGCAAAATATCCCAGCGGATTCTAACCACATCCATTCTTCTGGAAGTTCGACACCTGTTGCACAAATTCTTATCTCTAAAAGTTCACAGCAGCGAATTAAACTTTGTAGTATCGCCTGCTTAGAACCGTCTTTATGTATATTCTGGATCAGTTGAGGGTGTATTTTTAGCTTCTCAGGCTGGAATTTCGAAAGAAAGAATAAACCTGCACTGCCCACACCAAAGTCATTAATGGCAACGCATAAACCGCAACTTTTGAGCATCTGCACTGAATGCGCGAACTCATCAATTTCAGGGATTATTTCGCTCTCTGAAAACTCAACTATAACTTGTTCTGGATACAAGTTGCTGTCTCGAATGTAATCGAGCAATAGCTTGATCGCATCAGGTACTCTGAGTAAGGTTAAAGGCAGGAGTGTTATTGATACTCTTTGTGAAGAGGTGATTAATTTTCCTGCGGTTTTTAATAAATCTCTCTTCGACTCCAAATCAAAAAGTAAATTATTAGCTGTTATGTTGTCTTTGTCTGATTTTGCACTCAGTACAAAAGAATGTATCTGGCCAGCGAGAGGGTCTATAACTGCATGCATGTTTTCGACTATAGCTGGACTAATCGATGATACATCTATTTTATCAGATGAAAAAAACCAACTGAAACTATCAGGAAGTTCATAATAGCTATCAGTCTCAGCTGAATCTATAAATGTACGGAAAAACCTTAAAGCTCTGTCATTGTAAAGCAATTTATGTTGGGTTGTTCCACGTTGAAGAACCCTTTCCAGACACTCGTCTTTACTGAATAGTCTTATATCAATTAATTCCATGCCTGAGCGGCCAAATCGTCGATAAGGGGCATAATCGGATAAGAGTTCTACAATGTTAAAGTGAAGTGAATCCAGGCAAATCTTTTTATAGATTTGCATTACATCTGCTTCTTCACCTTCTAGAAGCTGTAAAAAATGAATCCCATTGAAAAGTAAAACACCAGTTACCCCCGCACGTTCATTTCGGTAATTAGCTTGATTGACCATGTCAATAATGGATTGAATTGGTGCATCAGCTCGCAGGTGGCTTCGGTAGATGAGAGTGGTAAGCATACTTGCACACTTTAAAGGATTTTTTTTATAAAGTAGCATGAGAAAGGTCAGTTAGTGCTATTTATCTGAAAAAACTTACATAAAAAAAGGTCCGGTTTCATCAAAATTGTCCACGAAGAATAAAGTTTTCTCTAAAAACCATTCAAAGCAAGTGGTTAAAGTCCGCAAGATATGTTCGGTTCTGCAATCTAACTACGCTTGGTATGCACCCGAGATAAAGTAAAAATGGCTCTTGGGATTGCGGTAGTAAAAATGATTACATGGAGTTTTTAATGGTTTTTATTGCGGCTATAAATTAACTTTTTTTCTGTGCGTAGCAGGCCTTATCTTCATTTTGCTGGAGTTAGTTAGCACAGGCTGCGATCCTGAACGGTACTGAGCAATACCTGCAAAATATCCAGTTAAAGTATTGATTGAAGTGCGCAACTTTAAAGCAACCCACCGGAGGGAATGATGATTTTGCACCGCTTGTAGTTTTTCTTAAAATTGGAGATGTGAGTTCTGAAAAGAGCCACGTAAAGTTTTGTGATTGAACGGGTAACCTGCTTCATCAACAGCGTAGCAGCCGCATCAATAAGAAACGTCACCCATAAAAAAAGCCCGAATCAGCGGGCTTCTTATTACTCAGGAGCCGCGGCTCCTTTGCGCATCCTTTACTGTATCCTCACCGCCTGGTCGGTGTCCTGCTGAGACTGCTAACTTGCTGTTATTGCTAGTGATGTCCTATCACCGTCTAATTATGATTGGGCTGGCGGGAGTTGAACCCGCCGCCACTGTGTTGATCCTGAAATGACTACTGGAAGAAACCTTCCCATTCGTCAACCCAACCTTGAACCACCTGGTGCATGCTGGCGCGACCGTATGTGAAAGAAGCAAAGTCTGGTTGCTGACGCATGTAGGCCTGGAAAAGAAGGCCTTTAGCTGGGTTGCTTTCGTGCCGCCCATCCCATTGGAGGTAGAGGTCCCTACATCTGATTTTGGTTTCTTCTTTAGTCATATTGAAAATCCTTGCGACGCCTGGAAAGTGCCGAAAATCGGTTATCAAAACTGAGAAAAGGTTACGACAAAACATGACGTTAGGAAATCGTTGAAAGCATGAGAATTCTTTGAGTTTTATAAAGAATTTCTTTTGATATCAATGAGCAATCCGCTTTCCTGAGAACTACTGCTGCGTCACATGGAATGGTTCGAAGCCGCAGACCTGATCGTTAAAGGTATGGAAGGCGCAATTAACGCCAAAACCGTAACTTACGATTTCGAACGTCTGATGGAAGGCGCTAAGCTGCTGAAATGTTCAGAGTTTGGTGACGCGATCATCGCGAACATGTAATCCGGTTTTCGGGTTATGTAAAAACGGGAGCCGGTTGGCTCCCGTTTTTTATTATTAACTGTCCCGCTGTCCCGCTGTCCCGCTGTCCCGCTGTCCCGCTGACCAACACAGGTCTTTATTGTTAGCCGTGAAAAATAAAAGATAACATTCGCTTTATTGAAGGAAGGGGATTAGGCTTCCCCTGTG